TCTTCATCTGATGTAACAACACTGTCTGCACCTGGCATTGGTAAAAAGTCATCAATATTATCAATAACTACATCTTCTACCTGAGATTTGTTTTCTGTACTCATGTTTTTGTTAATTTGTTTTCTAATTCTTCTTCATATATAATCTACCAAATAAATCTTAAAGATTTAATAAGTGGTAATATTTATTTTTACATTTCTGACACTATAACGCTATGATTACTTTTTGTCAAATTTGTTTTTATTTGTCATTGCAATTTGCACTTGTTTATTAGCAATGTTTTCTCTTGTTTGCAATTCTTGACGTTTCAGATTATTTTGTACTTCTGAATTTGCTTGCTTATTAATTTCTTGTTGTTTTTTAAAGTTAATGTTTTGATTATCAATATTCTTTTTATCAAGATATTGTAAAGTATCAATATAATCAGATTGTTGATTTACATTAAGATCTTGAGTTCCTGTAGCAACAGCTGCTCTAATTTCTGCAATACGTTCACCAGATTCTCTGTTAAGTTGATTTTGTTCAGCATCAAATTTTTGTTTCAACTCTTGTCTTTGAGTCTCAGCTTGTTCAGTCATTTGAACAGTTTGTTGTTGAGATTCTTGTTCTTGTTGACGTTGTTTATTAGTTTTCTCTTCAATTGATTTAAGAGTATGTGTAATTTCAGCAAGAGAATCAGCTTTAATAATGTTACCTAAATCATAAATAGATGCACCTGCTGTATTATTAGATAATGCAAGAGATCTTATTTGATCTGTAATTTGTTTTTGATTTACTTTTGTAGTTGTAAATACATTTAATTCTCTTGATAATAAATCTGTACCATTCATCTCAAAATTAACTTTTTCATCAAGAGATGTAACATATTGTAATCTAATACTTGGTTTATTACTATGATAATATTGTGCAAGATCTGTACGCATCTGATGCACTCTAGGCATTAAATATTCTGAGTGATTAACAAAGTACATTTCTGTTTGAGCATAACTTGCATTAACTGCTTGTTCTGTTCCTGTAGCAGTTTCTTGACTTAATGTTTGACCCATACGTTGAGGAGTAATACCAATTACTTCAAATGCTTGTTGTTTAAAATAATTAGATAACTGTATTCTAGACATTAACCTATTTGTTTGTTCTAAGTTAAGAACTTGATAATGTTGAAAGTTTAATCCATTTTCTGTATTTGTAATAGATGTATCAAGAGGTAGCATTTGAAAATCTTTCATTGCTACATAAGCTTTAGCTAAATTATTCTTACCCCAATCTTCACCCATAGAGTGACGTGGTAAAGCATTCTGATCTAACATAATAACTGTACCTAACTCATCAACTAATATGTCAGATATTTGATTATTAGTAAGATTGTATCCAATTTGAAATGGTTTCATCTTATCTACTAATGCTCTTGATGTAGTATTTCTATCATGGAATATAGATCCTTCAACAGGAAGTTTACAACCATATAAAGTGCTATCACCTTTAAATTGAAACTTAAGAGGTTCAACATTTAAGTATAAAGGTTTGAATCCCATGTTATCATTGTTACCATAGAATGATGGTCTATTAGGACCTATCTTAACACCACCCCATACTTGATTTATCCATATCCAATCTAGATGATCACCAAATATTAAAGTATCTTTTGATTTACCTTTTATAACAGAATTATCATATATAGGTTTTTCAGTTACTTTATAATTCTCATCTACAATAGTTTGATGTGCCATACCATTTTCATCAATCTTAGTAAGATGTCCAAGCATTCTTTGAGATTTCCAATATGCTGTAGTTACACGTAACAAAGAGTAATTACTAAAGTCCATTAAATCTTCAGACTCATTAAGTATTCTATATATAATATCATCACCTGTATTAAGTACTGCATCTCTATGTGCAATAAATTGTCTCATACCTAATGAAGGTCCTTCAACATTCCAGTCATGTGATTTTGTTGAATCATAAAAAGATCCATCATTTTGTACACCTGGTAAAGCATAACCTGCAGATTTTACAGGATATATTGCTTCAAGTTGTTGCATTTGATCTTTATCCATAAGATAACCATATCTATCAATAATATCAGATATAGTCATTAAGTCTACTCTACCAACCCAGTTAGATTGTGATACATATCTTGCTTCAGGAGACTTGTGATAAAATGTTAGAACAGGATTCCATACTTCAATATCAAAATCATCTTCATTTAATTTAAAATGCCAGAACTCTCTATCAGTAATAAGCATATCTCTGAATGCCATATTCTCAAGTTCTTTCATATAGAATCTTTCAGTATCTACAAAATGTTGATGAGATGCCCATTCTTCAACCATTGATCTATAATCTTTTTTGAAGAACTCTTCAATCTGAGGAAGTGTTTTAATACTATCAGGAGACATCATTTGTTGAGCTTGTTGTGCTTGCTGAGGATCTTGTGAATTAAGTCCCATTTTTGCAATATTCTCTTGCATAATTTGTTCACCATATGATACAAGAGTTTCCTCAATCATACCACGTTTTTTATCAAGCATCTCATTAAATGAAGTATCATCTACAGCTCTATATAATATTTTATCATTTCTTTTAGCAAACTCACCTGTAAGAACATTAATTACATTAGGTATAATTGGAAAGAATTTTAATTCAAATGCAGATACATCTTCTTTTGTAAGAGTATCTATTAACTCTGAATATTCATTATCTTCTTCAACAATATAGTCTGTCTTATCAATAATACCATTAGCTAACTTATAGTTTTTTAACAATCTTCTTGCATTACGTCTAATTTGTTTTAGACCTTGCATTTCTAACCAGTCAAGATTCCATGCACCCCACTGCTCATTTTTTTGAGAAGCAAGTAAAAACTGAATTGGCTGGGTAAGTGTACCCATTCTGTTATACTCTGTAGTAGCACCTGATTTAAGCTGTAGCGCGTTATATAATTTTGGCATGACTGAATATTTTATTTATAGTTTTTAAATGGATTACGTGGTTTCTTCATAGTTGCATACTTATATGTATGATTATTAGTTCCAATGTGACGAAATGCACTCACCTTTAATTTAGCATAATTATTTGATTTTTGCAAATTATCATCTTCTCTTTCAGTACGTTTAGTATATCCTCTATTTGATTCTTGAACTTTTGCAAATGCTACCATTGAACAAAATGCAACAAGTCTATCCACGTTAAGTCCATCTCTATATGCTTGCATTTCTTTTAAAAGCATAATGTCAGGAATACGTTCTATACCATATGTTGTTTTTACAATAGTACCATCAGGTTTTGTTTCATGATCAAGCTCTTCTTCAATAAATTGTTGTGCATAAGAAACAAGATTTGTTTTAAATAATGTACTAACATTTCTCCAACCATATTCTTGAAATACATTAGTATTACTTTGTAGTTCTTTTAAGAATAAAATCTGACTCTTAGGTACCAAATACTTTTGTTTACGTTTAGCAATCATATATTGAATAAACAAAGATATGTTATTCTCAACTACTGTCCATGCATTATACCACTCAATAATTAACTCAAGTCTTTCATGTGTTTTATTAAGGTCATCAAACCTACCACACCATGCAGCAACAATCTTATCTCTTTCTATTGATGATTCAATACTACCATCTGCTTTATGCTTGGTTATTTCTTGAGAAGTCTTGTATACATATATAGAACATAATGAGTCTGAAGTAGTTGTCTTACCTTCAGCAACAGGGTCAATAGATGCATAATAAACACCAAATCCTGGATCTTTAATAGGTCTTTCCCATACAACAAGAACACCTTCTTTATTTTCTGTTTTAGCAGATATAGGAAATTCTGCTATAGGTATTTTTTTAGATTCTTTTGCAGTAATAACATTCTTTTCATCTCTAGATAATTCTACAAATTCTTTGTAGTATTCACCATCTTCAATTCTTCTAATTTGTGATATTACTAATGCAGGGTTAAACTTAGCAGCTTTTCTACTTGCAAATGCTTCTTCAATATTTGTAGGATGTTGAGATATACGTAACTGATAATCATCAGGTTTAAGATCTTTTTTCCATTGTACTCTTTGTCCTTTGATCATGTCTAATGCATCCTCAATCATTGAGTTACCATACTTATCAATACATGGTATCATAGACCATTGCTCTGGTATAAATAAACCACACTGAGCTTTAGTACCTTTATCATCTAAAAGATTAGTTTCAACAGCAAGGATATCTTTACTGTTTGGCATCATTAACATTTCTCTCAATGGTTCACATTGATCTAAACTACCTACAGATCCTGCAGCAACAAATTGTCCTGTATATATCATACCAGACTTCATAGCTGGTAAGAGGTACTCAAGCGTTTGATTCATTTTAGGTGCAATACCAGCCTCCTCATGGAAGAAAAAAGTACATGGACCCCCAACACCATTTGTAGGATCTTTGTCTAATATGAGTCCTGTAATCACTGATTTCAGTCCTATATCTCTTTTTCTACCACTCTGATTTATCTCAATCTTTTGTTCCCAGTTGAAAATCTTATCAGGAGTACATGGTCTGTACCAAGCAGTATACGTATTAAGGAAGTTTCTATATTCTTCCAAGAAACGCCAAGTACCTTTCTCACCAATATAATCTTTTAATGAACCTGCTATTTTATTAATACTACCTTCTTCAAACCAGAAGTAGTTTATCATTTTAGCACCATGAAAATAACTAGATGCTATCTGACGTTTCTTTAATATAAGAGCATGTTTATATGTGTGCTTTCCAATTTCTTCATACAATGCTATATGATACTGTGCATCTCTAACATCTGCAAATCCAAACTTAGATATTTCTTTATTATAAATAGGAAGAAAGTTTAACCACATGTAATAATCTCTAGGAAGATACCATGTGTTTTTAGCATTTTTAAATATAACTCCTCTTCTACATTTTTCTTTTTCTGCATCCCAATATGTTGTAAAATCTTTAGAACGCATAGGAGCATAACAGTATACTTTATTATTCTTGTCAAACAATTTTGCTTGTTCATTGAACTTTAATGATGTTTCATCAAATTCATATTTACCTGGTTCTTTAAACATAGACCACATAAACTCAACAAATAGTTCTCTTGTTTCAAAATCAGTATGAGACCATTCATTTATAGCATCATCATATGTAGGTATTGATATATACATTATTCTTTTTTTAATTCAAAGTCATTTAATTGACTTATTAATTTGCTAAAATCTTTGTTCTTATACATCTGATATTTAGCTTCTGTACCATTCCAATATGCAGAATGATCTTCCCTATGAAAGGTAGTCCACTCTTCTTTGTGTGAGTTATAATGAAATAACCAATTGTACATATTTTTAATTTCTTGTTCTATCATAATTACATTTGATCATATCCTAAGTTTTGACCACCTCTTACAGAAGATTTTTGTTCTTCCATTAAGTCTTTATAAGCACCTCTAAATGAAAGTCTTATAGCTTCAAACTTTGCAGCAGCATTTACAATAGAATTTATATTACCATCTCTACCATCTGTAATTTCATTTGTACCCATGTAGTTTGCTAGTTTATCTAACATAGCTTTGATACCCATGTACGCACGAAATGTAGGAGTTTGATAAAGTACTTCACAAAACTGTTTAGCTTTAATGATAACATCATCTTCCAAACTAAAAGTGATAGATAACTGCGAAATAATAAGTTCTTCTTTTTCATGATCTTGTATGTCAAAAAATGGATTAAGGTCTGGATTTGGACAAGTCATATAAAACAAATATGCATAGACATTATTATAATCTTCTGGGTAACAGTCCATTATAATCTTTAAATCTTTTAGTGCATGACAATGTTCTGTAGGAACAACTGTGCCATTTTGTATATCAAATAATTTTATCATTATTTTTTCTTTACTTTATCCTTATTAGTTTCATACCATTTAAGTATTGACATTACCTCAGTTTTTAGATAAGATAGTTCATATACTTCTATATCTCTAATAATTGGTTCTCCTTGATCAGATAGTTCTATAATAGGATATCCAAATTCATCAGTTTCTTCTTTTTCATTAAAACTAATATGATGTATTATCAGCTTACCTGGTTTTAAATTAGGATTGTGCTTCAGTATAATATACATATAAATACTTAATTGTATATTATAATGATTTAAATTACAGTCATCTAAGTGTGCTAAAGGTCCTAACATTTTCTTTGATATACCTTCCCAATTTACAAAAGAGTTTATATCAATTTTTTTATTAGTCTTATAGTCAGTAATATGTACTGTATCATTAACTACTTCAACTAGATCAGATTGACCACATATACCAGCTGACTTCAAGTATACCATATGTTCTGGATATATACCATTAATAAGTTTTTGTAAGGGAGCTAGTTTCTTTCCTGCACCATCTAAAAGAGGTTTGATAACAGGAAGTGTTGTTTCATGTTTAACAATAGTTTCACAACTAATTAAATCTTGTTCTCTTTGATCATGGTACCAGTTACCTAAAGTACATGCTCTATCAGCTTCATTCTTCCAAGCTTGTTGTATGTCTTTAATACTCATACCTTTCCACTTGTTTGTTTTCTTTTGATTCTGAGAACATTTAGTTGCAATAGCTAATGAATCAAATGGTTGCTTTAAAGCACCAATTAATGTAGTTACTGATACCCATTTAGTTTTATCTTCTGGATCTATTGACACATATGAATGTGTTGCTGCTTCAAATAATATTGCCATGATTAAAATATATTAAGTTGGTTGTTTACAAGTCCTTCTTCTTCTTCTGTAAGTTCAGCATTCCAAAATCCTTTAGGACAGCTAGAAGATAATGCTCTAGTCTTTAATTTCAAAGAACATCCACATTCTGAACAACAAGGTTGTGTACCAGGCACAGCACACTTAGTACCTATAGTATCAATATATTCACATGCATTACATATCTCATTTCTAAAAGATGCAATTTCTTCTACATGTTCAGATTTAAAAATATTATTCTTTATACCTTCTACAATCTGACCACGATTTTTCCAAATTCTAATTAAGTTTCCCATCTTGATATATTTG